GTTGGAATTACGTAACGTTTAATGGAAACGCTGCTGCATTAAAAAAACTAAGAAACAAATTCAAGGAGTATGATAAAACCAATTACTTTTTAGAGTTTGGAGACTTCGTACTTGACAAGGGTAAGATTGGAGTTACTCAAGAGGAGCTTGAGAAAAAGTATAAGGATTTTTACTACTACGGAACACGCTGGTGGGACTTTAATCTAAATGACTATCCATGTGATGATGAAGAAACTTTCACTGTTGCTGGAGACAGTGCATGGAGTCCACCAGTAAGGTTGGTTAAACAAATATGTCAACACTACAGCTTAACAGCTGAGATGGAGTATGAAGAGTGTGGAGAGGATTTTGCTGGCATAGCTAAGTTTGACAAACATGGAATAACAGACCATCAAGAAATGACTTATCATGAGTACAGATACCAAGATGACATTCATTCTTGGATGGACAACTTGTACTATAATTTCGAGGATGAAACTGATAGAGAAGAGTTAGAACACGCTATGAAAGAGCATGATTATGCAGAGAAAAGACACATAAAAGAATTCATAGATATGGTGTTAGAAACCAATTCTGTTGTTAATTCGTAACAAGCATTTTTTAGGTATGATATCGTATCTTTTTGGGTACGATTTCATATCTTTATTTGTTTTTATTAATTATTTATAATATCTTTACAAACTAAATATAATTAAATCATGAGCGTAGAATTAAGAAAATTTTTTGAATCCCTGAACCCTGACAACCCTGTTAGAATGAATCACGCCATCCACATGGCAACGTGTTTTAATATAATAAATGGACATGATGACGAAGAAAAAGTTATTGAAGTCCAGCACGAAGAAATTGATGAAGACGAATATCCTTTAGGCATTTAACTATGAATAGAGACGAAAGAAACTTAAAGCTTGCAGTATGGTCTGTAATGGGCATAATTTCCATCCTAATTGGATGGCAATTCTACAGGTTTATAACTTGGTTACTCAACATTTAATCTGAATTGTAGTTGATTCAAGCAATAGCCTCCATGTTTACGCATGGGGGTTTTTGTGGTACAAAACATAACCTAATGGCAATAAAAAGACAACATTGGACTACCACCAATACAAACGAAGTAAAAGTTGACACACCAACTTATTACGATGGTAAAAAAAACTATACTGCAATAGATGTAGTAACAAACTTTGATTTGAATTACAATTTAGGTACAGCATGTACTTATATTTTGAGAGCCTATAAAAAACACGAGACTCCTCATGAGGATATTCAAAAAGCTATAGATCACTTGAATTTTGAATTAAACAAATTAAATAATAAATAAATGAAAAAAGATATTTTTGATATTTACGCTACTACAATAGCTAAAAAGTTTCATCTTACCTTGGACGAGATGTTTACTAAAACAAGACGAAGAGACATTGTTGACGCAAGACAGTTGCTTTACTATCTGTGTATGGAAAGACCTATGAGAGTTTCATACATTAAAAGATTTATGGAAGAAAATGGTCATCAAGTTACACACTCAAATATAATTTACAGCTACAGAAAAGCAAGAGAGCTTGTAGACAGCGACTCTGATTTTAAGCGTATGATTAACGATATTTTAGAACAGTAGTATGTATACATTAGAGCAAATATTTAATCAAGCTTTTAAATCTAACAACAGTGTAAAAAGCGAAATGCCAAAGGGCATTTGTATTATACATAATGGAGTCAAGATTCAAAAATTTGATGACAGGATAGAAATACTGAACTTAGGTAAAGGTGGTTCTTATTACAAAGTTTGCAACAAGTATGAGTATGATTTTTTTAAGTATAATGGCTGGTCTACTGGATGCTTAATTCTTTCCATAGAAAACTGTAAGCACAAGCTTATGTTAATTGAAGAGAGAATAAAAAAAGAAGTTAATACACGTAAAAACGATAAGCATATTCAAAATTTAAAAAACAAAAGAGAAAAAGCACTGCAGAAACATGCAGAGCTGAAATTAAAGTTAAATCAATTATTAATTAAAATCAAATAGAATGAGCAAAGAAAGTTATTTCAAAAAGTTGGTAAGTATCAACGTAAAAAGTAAAGTAGAAAAAAAGGGAAACCTTGATTATTTATCATGGGCTAATGCTTGGGCTTACTTAAAGTTAGAACACGCAGATGCACAAAGAAATGTTTATGAATCTCCTGAGACTGGATTGAACTGGTTTACTGATGGGGTTACTGGATATGTAAAAGTAGGAATTGTAGTTAATGAATTAGAACACATAGATTATCTTCCTATAAAAGACTTTAGAAACAATTCTATACGAATTGACAAAATCACTACAATGGATGTTAATACAGCTATTCAAAGAGCTACAGCAAAAGCTATTGCAATGCATGGATTAGGATTGAGTTTATATGCTGGAGAGGATTTAATAGAGTCTACTAATGTGGCAGCAAAGCCGCCTAAGAAAGAATCTAAGGCAACTTTAATAACTTTAGATATTGGCGATGCTAATTGGGATAAAGTTTTAAAATACGTAGCCTCTAACAAATCTTTAGGCTTGACTAAGATTGCTGAAAATCTTCAAACTAAATACAAGATGAAAGCTATAGTTAAGAAAGAGATATCTAAAGCTATAAATAATGGATAAGGGATCTATATTAAAGGCGTTAAAAGATGATGATAAATACTATGGAGAGTTTGGTAAACAATTTTTATCAAACTCTGACATAGGCAAGCTTTTGAAGAATCCTACCCAGTTTAGAGTAAGTCAAACAATGACAAAGCCGATGCTTGAGGGTAGATATTTTCACACCAAAATATTAGAACCACAAAAATTAAGTGAGTTTAATGTAATTGATGTGGCGTCAAGAAACACTAAGATTTATAAAGAATCAATAAACGAAGGAGAAATACTTTTGCTTAAAAAAGAACAAGAACATTTAGATTTTCTTTGCACTAAAATGACATCAAATATGGAAATGTTTGATTATATATATGATGATGGAAATGAGTTTGAAGTTCCTGAGATTCAAAAGATAATGAGCTTAGATTGGAAGGGTAAGGCTGATATTATAAACCATAATAAAGGTTTGCTGGTTGACATCAAAACCAGTTCTGATATCGATAAATTTTTGTACAGTGCAAAAACTTATAATTATGATAGTCAAGCTTATATATACCAAAGGCTTTTTGGTAAACCACTTATTTTTTTAGTAATAGATAAATTGACTGCAAGATTAGGAATCTTTGAATGCTCTGATGCTTTTTTAAGAGGTGGAGCTGACAAGGTAGAAAGAGCTGTAGAAGTTTATCAAAAATACTTTAGCGATGAAGCGACTGAAGATATACATTCGTACATACATAGGCAGACTTTATAGTTTGTTTAAGTTGACACCAAAGAAAACTGTTATGTGGGTAGAAGTTCCACTGTCCTGTAACAGCGTAGAACATAAAAATGAAATTATGATGACTACACTAAACCTAATGGAACGAAACATTAAAATAAATTAATTATGAGTAATTATGAAATTAAGCCAGGGACTTTTTCTCTATTTAAAAATGAAAACAGAACTGATGACAACAATCAGCCACATTACAATGGTAATGGTAAAGACATGAATGGAAATGAATTCCAAGTGTCTGCGTGGGTTACAACGTCTAAAGGTGGTAAAACTTATTTTTCGTGTAAGATGCAAGAGCCATACAAAAAAGATAATACAGCTCAATTAGAAAATGCAACAAAGACACATTTAGAGCCTGATTTACCATTTTAATCAATGAACAAGACAAGAGGTAAGGGGGCTTTGCCCTCTTTCTTTTGCTCTTAACAATGACAAATGTCATAAAAAATAGGTTCAGCAGAACCATATAAAAAAAAATTAAATCAACTATTATTCATCTATACTTCTTTATATATTATTGACATTATCGACATTAATTAATGTAAATAGTTAATAAACAAAGAGTTAGATAAATTAAAAACGACATAAAAACGACATAAAATGGACATTACTATTTTTAAAGATATTAAACAAACATCACAACCATTCTACCGAAACATTAATTTAGTATTATCGAGGATTCAGGAAGGGGCCTCAAAAGACATAGTAAAAAAGATTCGTTCTGAGAAGGACAAAGACAATAGAAACATCCTAAAACAAAAGTTACCAGCTATTTGCTTTAGTGGTAAATTTTCAAAAAGAAACGATAACTCAATAAAAGAACACAGTGGTTTTATTTGTTTAGATTTTGATGGATATAAATCTAATAGAGATTTATTACAGGAAAAAGAACGACTATCAAAAGATAAATATGTTTACTCAGTATTTATATCTCCCAGTGGTAATGGTTTAAAAGTTTTGGTAAAAATTCCACCAATAACTGAAGACCATAAAAATTACTTTCTAAGCCTTCAAAATTATTTTGACAGCGATTACTTTGACAAGTCATGTAAAAATGTCTCACGCGTGTGCTATGAATCATATGATCCCTTAATTTATATAAATGCACAGTCAAGTTTGTGGGATAAAATAATTGAACAACAGTACACAGAGGTTCACAGACATAACGATATTCCAACAATACCTGTAACCGATGAAAACAAAATTGTAGAGATTCTTGTGAAGTGGTGGACTAAAAAGTTTCCCATGAATGAAGGAGAGAGAAATAATAACGCTTATGTTTTAGCTGCAGCGTTTAATGATTTTGGTGTATATCAGTCTTTAGCTGAATCACAGCTAATGAATTACGAAACTAAAAATTTTAACAGAGCTGAGATTAAAAGAACAATTCAAAGTGCATACGCTCAAAAACATAATTTTGGTACTAAATATTACGAAGACGAAGACAAGGTAAATAACCTTAGAATGAAATTAAAGCGTGGTGTAGCAAAAAAAGATATCAGGGTTGAGCTTGAGAACTCTGATATAGAGTCTACCACAATTGAAAATGTTTTATCAAGATTAGACCAAGAAAACGCTAACAATCAATTTTGGACTAAAAACGACAAAGGTGTTATAAAAATAGTTCACATACTTTTCAAACAATTTTTAGAAGAAAACGGTTTCTTTAAATTTAATCCTGAAGGGAGTAAAAATTATGTGTTTGTAAAGGTCACAAACAATTTAATTGACCACACCTCAGAAAAAGAAATCAAAGATTTTATTTTAAATTATTTGCTGGAGGTAGATGATTTATCTGTTTATAATTACTTCGCTGAACACACACGTTATTTTAGGGAAGAGTTTTTAACTTTATTAAACTCTATTGATGTTTATTTTATTGAAGACAACAAAGACACAGCATATTTGTACTATAAAAATGGAGCTGTAAAAGTAAAACATAATAAAATTACTAAAATTGATTACTTAGATTTAGGTGGTTATGTTTGGAAAGACCATGTTATAGATAGAAATTTTCAGCTATGTGATGGAGAAGGATGTGACTACCAGCAGTTCATATCAAACATTTGTGGTCAGGATGAAAGCAGAACAAAATCGATGAAATCAACAATAGGGTATTTGCTACATGCTTGGAAAAACTTAAGCTACTGCCCAGCCGCTATTTTAAATGACGAGGTAATATCAGACAACCCTGAAGGCGGTACTGGAAAAGGATTATTTATGAGTGCTTTAGGGCATATGAAAAAGTTAGTTGTAATTGATGGTAAATCATTTAATTTTGAAAAGAGCTTTGCATACCAACTTGTTTCTGCAGACACTCAAATTCTGTGCTTTGATGACGTCAAAAAACATTTTGATTTTGAAAGATTATTTAGCGTGGTAACAGAAGGTCTTACACTTGAAAAGAAAAATAAGGATGCAATAAAAATACCATTTAGCAAATCCCCAAAAGTAGCAATAACTACGAACTACGCTATTAAAGGAAAGGGATCTTCATTTGAAAGAAGAAAATGGGAGCTTGAGTTAGCTCAACACTATACAAAAGATTTGACTCCACTAAAAGAGTTTGGTAAACTTATGTTTGGAGAGTGGGATGATGATGAATGGTGTCAGTTTGATAATTATATGATAGGATGTTTACAACAATACATGATGCATGGATTGATAAAATCTAAATTTGTAAATCTTAAAATAAGACAGTTGTCTGCAGAAACCTGCCATGAGTTTTTAGAATGGTGTGGTGTGATTGGAACTAATAATACTAATCAAAAATTAAAGAAAAACTACAAGGTTTATAAAAACGATTTGTATTTGGATTTTGTAGAAGACAACCCTGACTTTGCGCCTAAATCAAAAATGACTGTATCAAGAACAAAATTTTATAAATGGTTAGTGGCCTATTCTTTATACAAATATGATTGTAAGCCTGAAGCTGATAGAGATGAACATGGAAGGTGGATTCGTTTTAGAAGCAAACATGAATTAGAAACTAACGGAAATTTTGATTTTTAATATGGAGTTTAGAGACTATCAAAAAGAAATAATTAATAAGGCTAAACCTCTGTTGCTAAAGGATAAATTTGTTTATCTTGCGATGGAGGTAAGAACTGGTAAAACTCTCACGAGCTTGGGTGTAAGTGCGCTTTTGCCAGTCTCTAACCTTTTATTTATTACTAAGAAAAAAGCCATTAGCAGTATACAAGATGACTATAAACTTCTTAAGCCTTCTTATAGTATTACAGTTATTAACTACGAATCACTACACAAAATAGACCAGAAGGGTTGGGACATGGTAATCTGTGATGAGGCACATGGTATGGGAGCGTTTCCAAAAAGAAACAAACGATCCATGCAAGTACGTTCTTTGATCTTAGAAAACAATCCTTTTGTAATATTCTTATCTGGAACACCAACACCTGAATCATTTAGTCAAATGTACCACCAGGTTTCAGTAGTTCGTAAACATCCATTTAGTGATTATGTAAACTTTTATAAGTTTTCTAAACAATACGTAAATGTTAAGCAAAGAAAAATCAATTCTCTTTACATAAACGATTACTCTGATGGCCTACAATCCATCATTGATAAAATGAAACCACATACAATTTCTTATACTCAAAAAGAAGCTGGATTTAAAGTTAATACAAAAGAGCATGTGTTGGAGGTGGAAATGAGTCCGATGACGTATCAATTAACAAATAAATTAAAAAAACATTTAGTTATTGAAGGAAGTGAAGATGTAATATTAGCCGACACTCCAGTAAAACTTATGATGAAGCTACATCAAATGTATTCAGGAACTGTAAAATTTGAATCAGGAAACTCTATGATTATTGATTTAAGTAAAGCACAATTTATACATGATAACTTTGCTGATGCTAAAATCGGTATATTTTATAAATTTAAAGAAGAGTTGAATGCATTAAAAGAGGTTTACGGAGATGATTTATGTACAGATTTAAGTACGTTTAATGAAACTAATAAAACTATAGCTCTACAAATTGTCAGTGGTAGAGAAGGAATTAGTTTGCGTAAAGCTGATGCTCTTGTTTATTACAATATTGATTTTTCAGCTACCAGTTACTGGCAGTCCAGGGATCGTATGACAACTAAAGAAAGATTAGAGAGTGATGTGTATTGGGTATTTTCTCGTGGAGGAATTGAAGCTGACATATACAAGGCGGTTACAAAGAAAAAGGATTACACATTAAGACATTTTAAAAGAGATTTATTGTCGCTATGAAGTTTATAAAA